GCCCACCACGCATTGACGCGGGAGCCAGCGGTAGGCACATAGACGGCAGCCCGGTGACACGCTGCACACCCCTAAAAGGGGACGCTGTCCCCTCTATGCCGGGTCAGGCCCCGGCATATTCACCCCTGTTTGCCCCGGAGCCACAAGCGCCACACAGGCCGTTCCAGTTCGCGGCGCCCGCCCAAACGCCCGCGGTACCGCCCGACAGGCCACAATAGCCCCAGTTAACCAAAGTAGCCCAGGCCCACCACGCATTGACGCGGGAGCCAGCGGTAGGCACATAGACGGCAGCCCGGTAGCCGTTTGTAGAGCTTGCGCCCGATCCGGCGTCTACGGGGTACATGTTGCCGTCTGCGTCGATCTCCACGTCTTTCTCGTACATCCACTGGCCCGTCTGGGTCGTGGGCATCGTCAGCACAATAGGAGAGCGCACAGCGTCGGCTGTAATGGAGGTAGCGATCTGCGCCGCCTGGCGGAAAAATACCAGCCTGTGTGTGTAGGCGGTATCGGTCAGCACCTGCTCGGTCAGCTGGTCGGCGCTGATCGCATAGCCGCCCGGCTGGCACTCCAGCAGCTGGATAATAAAAGGCTCCTTGCCGGACGTGCAGCTGGTGGGGCTGCCGTCCGCGCCCTGCACATTGTCGCAGCTGCCGCTGTGCCAGGGCATGGTCGAAACTATGGTCTTGTCTTTCTCGGTGTCGAACGGCGTCTCCGTGTCCAGGTTCAGCGCCTTGTAGGCCGTGCCGTCCACGGTCACGTCCTCAACGCTCAAAATGCGCACCTTGTCGGCCTTGGCACGCATGGAGGCGACGCCGCGATCCGTGGAGGTTCCCGTCCCCACGTCACCGACGGACACGGTGCTGCCTACCAGGTAGGAGTTTGCCTGGTCGGCGGTCATAATAACGCGGGTCACGCCAGTTTCAGACACGGCGGCCTTGTACTGGTAGTTGTAGCCGCTGCACCCCTCCAGCGTGCCGGAGTTGCCCTTTTTGCCGTACTTGGCCCAGAACATACGCATACGGAACGCCAGATCGCAGCCGCAAATACCGCAGTAGTCCGCGCCGCGCTTCTTCCACTCTGCGCGCTGGCCGTCCATGCTGATAAAGTTTACAACTGCCAGGCCGGACGCGCTGGTGAGCTTTCCGTCTGCGCCACGGCCCGCCATGTATTTAGCGTGGATCACGAACGGGCGGAGGCTACCGTCCACCGCCACGCCCTCCGGCAGCGGCTTGTAGGCGTTGGCGTCTGCCAGGAAATAGGCGGGCGCAGCGCGGTAATAGTGATAATAATAATTATCGTCGGCGGTGTCGCACACCCAGCCTGTTTTCTGGGCAACGCCCACCATGCCGAACTTACCGGACAGCAGCGTCTCACGATCCACGCCGTTGACGCCCGCCACGGCCTTGACGACGGGTTCCTTGTTCTCGATCTCGTAGGCCACTTCTACGGCCCAGAACGCGCCGCGCGGGAAATAGGGGTCAACGGCTGCGGCGGTGTTCGTGCCCGGTTTCGTTGCCCCCAGTTCGGCGGACGCCTGGATCAGTTCGCCGTCCGGCGTGGCGCTGGTGGCGAACTTGTACAGCTTTGTGCCGTAGGTGTTGTTATCCCACAGCAGGGTAAACCAGCGGCGCACGATTGTGTCAATGTCTACGCCCTGTGCAATCAGCGCGGCGGCGTACTGCTGGAAAATTTCAGCGGTGTTTGTGCCGTCCAGGCGTGCGGCCCAGATCGCGTCCACCGCGCCGTCCGGCGTCCAGCCCTCTGCGGTTTTGGCTGCCGCCTCCGCCTTGACGCGCTCCTGGGCGGCCAGGGCGGCCTGTTGCTCTGTGGCGGTCTGATTGCCCGCTGCGGTCTGCTGGGCCTGTTCTGCGCCTTTCTGGGCGTTCTGGGCGGCGCTCTGGTTTGCTGCTGCCTGTTTCTGGGCTTTCTCCGCCGCTGCCTTAGAGGCTGCGGCATTGCTGGCGGCGGTTTCCGCCTGGCCTTTCAGCGTCTCGCAGTCCGCCAGGGTTTGCTCCAGCTCTGCCTGGTCGGCCAGAGCGGCCTCCGCCTTTTTCGTGGCCTCTGTGGCCTTGTTTGTGGCGTCCTGGGCGTTTTTGATTGCTGCCTGGGTGTTTGTTTCCCGTTTGCTCTCTGCTGCCTGGCGGGCCGTTTCTGCCTTTGTGCGGGAGGTTTCCGCACTTGCACGGGAGGTTTCCGCGTTCTTTCTGGCTGTTTCGTTGCTGTCGCGGGTTGTCTCCGCGTTCTGGCGCGCAGTCTCTGCGGCGGCGCGGTTCTGTTCAGCTTCAGCGCGGAGGCGTTCCGCCGTCGCGTATTCCTCCATGCTGGAGTTCAACGTGGCCCACTTGGCGTCGAAAGCGGTCATTTCGTTGGAGGACAGGATCGCGTTTTCGTTGCGGTTGCTGCGGCCTACCTTGACCGTAAACGTGCAGGAGGTCAAAACCTGGCTGCTGTCCTTTGCGCGGATTTCAACCTCGCAGACAACCTCACCGGACACGGCCAGCACCTGGTTTGTCAGCTCCACCAAAATGCGGTTGCCGTCGTCGATTTTGGCGGCGTTATACGCAAATTTTCCGTCGGGTTTCTGGAAATTTGCGATCAGATCAGCGTCTGCGGGCGGCGCGTACTCCTTGCCGTCCTCGACGATCAGCACGGAAACAAAGCGGGTGGCCTTGTCGCCCTGTTTGGCTTGTACAAGATAGTTTTTTCTCTCGGCCCCGGCGTCAATGTCAATTCGCGTAATAAGTACGGGCAGCTTTGCCATTTAGTCCTCCTGTTCCGTTGCGGCGTCCGGCTGATCCGCCGGGGCCTGGGTGTTCTGGGTTTCCTTTTCTGCTGCCAGCTCCTGCTGGAGCTGCTGCCGCTCTTTCTGCGTCTCCTGGGCCTCCCATTCCTGGACGGCGCGCAGTTCGTTCTCCAGTGTGGCGCGGACGATCACCGCCGGGCAGTTACTGGACAGGATCAAGTCGTGGATGTTCTGGCGCAGCGTCGCCGCTGCAAGGTTGATTCCAATTTTCATGTTGTTTTCCTCCTTTAAGTTCCGCGGTAGCTGCCGAAACCAGCCAGCACCCAGTAGCTGTTTCCATCAGTGCCACGCACGTTTACCCAGTCGCAATAAAGTGAGTTTTGGCCGTTGCATGGCTGGAGCTTGGAGCGGCGCAGGTATAAGACATGGTTATAATCATCTGGTAGTGACAAGTCGCCGCCTATGCCCACGCTTCCGCCAAATCTTGCGCTGCCGTTGCCCATTATGGCGGTTTTTTGGTTTGCGTCCTTGTCGAACAGAAATATGCCGCTGCCCTCTTTTTGGCGTGCCTGGAGGACGATTGCCTCCTGGCCGCCAGGGCCGCACAGGTGCATATTTGCGTAGCCGCTGCCAGAAATAGTAGTAGTAAAATACAGATTTGTGTCGCCGTTATATTTCAGTACCAGCGTGCCGTTTTTTATGCAAGCGTAGCCGCCGCTTTGCTCGTCGCCGGATTCAAACGCGCCCTTGGCTGTCACATTGCCGGAGGCGTCTAACTTAAAATTTGTGCTGTTAATTACTATCGTGTTGCTGTTAAAGGTCAAACGGCCAGTGTTTATTGTCACGCTGCTGGCGTCCATCGCAAACTTTGATCGTATGTTACCGCTTTGTACTGGCGTGGAGATTTTCAGCTTCCAGTCTCTCCACTGGATTTTGCCGTCCGTCTCCGCCTTTGTTGGCGTGATCTCGCACATCATGCCCAGGTTTGACAGTTCTTCGTCCAATAGCTCGTCGAAGTAGGTCTTTTCGTAGTAAATCCAGTCGGCGCTCACCTCGTCCAGTTTGAGCGCTGCGTTCTGGTTAAAGTGCAGTGTTTGGGACGCCCCAGATTTATACGCCCACACTCCAGACAGACGCGCCGCGGCTGATTGAAAAGGCTTTATGACTTTGTAGTAGCCGGACAATGTCAAGCACCTTCCGCGTGCCAGGTTCCACAGTGTCGTGTCGGCTATTTCCCGGGCGCTAAATACTGCTGTTTCGCTTGCCGAAAACGCCATAGTTAGCACGCCGCCAGATGCGGAAACGTGCGTTGTCCCTATGGTCTTGTCCTCAAAATTCTGGTATTGCAGGAGGTTGCGGCCAGACAGCTGCGCCGAAACTTCCAGCGTGATCTGTTCAGCGGTCTGGCTGATCGCGCTTTTCATTTCGTCGGTGGTGCTGTACTCGGTCAGCTTGCCGTCGGTGTAGTCCTGTGCCTCCTTTTTGGCTGCATCCGCCTTTTTCTTGGCATCCGCCGCCGCTGCCTGTTTGGCTGCCGCCTCTGCCGCTGCGGCTTTCGCCTGGGCGTCGGCTGCTGCGGCTTTTTCGGCGGCAGCTTGGGCTGCGTTTGCCTTTTCCTGGGCGTCTGCTGCGGCGTTCGTCTCGGCGTCCGCTGCGGCCCGTTTGGCCTTGTCGGCCTCTGCGGCGGCTGCGGCAGCGTCTGCGGCTGCCTTATCGGCGGCGGCCTGGGCGTCGGCTGCGTCGTTGTTGGCCTTGTCTGCCGTCTCCTGGGCGGACTTGGCGGCGGCCTGGAGGGTGTCCAGTGACTTCTCGACGTTGGCTGTTGTTGCGTAGGTTTTGGAAACTTCCAGCGTGATCTGTTCGGCGGATTGAGTAATAAGGCTTTTTGTTTCCTCGGTGGTGCTGTACTCGGTCAGCTTGCCGTCAGTGTACTGCTTGCCAGCCTCCAGGGCCTTGTCGATTGCTGCCTGGCCGTTTGCAACGGTCATGTAGGTTTTGGAGACTTCCAGCTCTATGCTTTCCGCCAGGGCGCTGATCTTTACCTCTGTTTCTTTTTTTGTGAGATAGTCGTCTTTCAGCACTTTCTTGGTTCGCTTTGTGGCGATTGCCACGGCGTCGGCGGTTGCCATTTCCGCCTCGGTCTTTTGCAGCTGGGCGAATGTCTGCTTGACGTTGGAGAGTTCCGCCTTATTTGCCAGCGGGTCGTCCGGGTATTCGTCCAGCTTGACTATGCGCTGCTTTTCGCGCTCGTCGGCCTTTTCAGACACCAGCAGCACGGCGTCGCCCAGGTCATAGGCCAGGGCGTTGTATTTATTGCTCTGGGCGGCCAGGTCTACCAGTTCCGCAGTATAAGCGCGGGCCGGGGTGCTGGCCTCGTCCAGCCTGGCCTGGGCGTCCTCCAGCAGCGCAGCCGTTACCGTGTAGCGCTCGTCGCGCCATATCGACGTTATAACCTTGTCACTGTACTGGTGGTTTTCTATGTAGTTCTGGCCGTCTCGCCAGAGGTGCAGCCCGTCTTTTCCTATGGGAATAAGGCGGGTATAAAATCCATAGCTGGACGTTTTAACGCCCAGGCTGCGGAGGTTCAGTCGTTCGATAAAATATGCGCCGCGATCCCGGCCCCGCCGGGTGTGGAATTTCAGCCGCTTGTTTACGGCGTCGATCTCCAGCTCCAGGCGGTAGGTGGTTACAATCTGCTTCACGACCTCCCAGGCCGTGGTGTCGTCCTCTTTGCGGATCGTGCGCTTTTTGGTTATGTCGGCGTCCGCCTCTACCGTCCAGCCCGTCCCCTCCAGGGCAAACTCTGCGGCAGCCTGGACGGTTTGCTCTACGGTTTCAAAACCTTCAAACGATGCGCCCTCCAGTTCTTCAGATCGGAAGAGCAGTTCTTCGATGTTGAGGGCGCACGACACCTTGCGCCAGGCGCTGGTGCTGCTTTTCTCCACGGCCTTTACGACGTACTCCTGGCGATCCGTGTGGATGTAGCACTCTGCCAGGAGTTGGGCCAGCCAGGGGCCGCTGGTGGGGTAGAAAAAATCCAGTGTTTCGTCGCCGTACTCCAGTGTGCGCTGGATGTGCGGCGATTTTATCCCCGTGAGGTTCGCCAGCTTCTTGTGGTTTCTGTCGTACAGTTCCAGCAGCAAAGCTGCCCGCCTCCTTTCTTAGAGCCATAGCGGTGTATATTCCACCGTTACGTCACAGTTTGCGCTGTCCCAGGTGATTGTCCGCTGCTTGCAATCCATAGCGGGCAGCGCCCAGAGCGTCACGTCTGGGGCTTTATTCTGCCCGTCCTGGGTAATTAGTCCCGTTGTGCCGTCAATAACAACACTATGCCCGGATTTTAGATTTTTCACGACCAGATCATGGACGCCCCAGCCTGTCATAGTGAGCGCGGCCACGTCTGCCCGTGGCGTGATCGTGAGGACGCACGCTGCCGGGCGGGAGCCGACGCGGTGGAGCGTCGCCTGGGTCTGGCCCGTGTAGGCCAGCTTTACGGGCGTGTCCTGGAGCCAGCCCTCGAAAACTGCCTTGACCTTATAGGCTTTCGGCGTGATCGTTTTCTCTGGCTCAAAGCTCACCAGGTAGCCTTTGTAAACGCCTTTGTAACCGTCCAGCACCAGCTCGACGGGGCCAGGGAGACAGAGGCCGTGCAGCGTGGACGCGGTGTGCGTTATTTCGTTGCGGTTGTCGCCCCGGATCACCAGCTCCACCGTGCAAGTGCCACATTTCTGCGTCGCCGGGTCACTGATCGGGGCCAGCATACCGTCCGGCCACTCATAGCCCGCGCCGTCCTGTGGCGGGCCGAAAGCGACGGTCAGCTGCGTGGTGCGGTAGCGGGCCAGGTTTTCGCCGTTAATTTTCATTATCTGATCCTTTCCGCCTCGTCGGCCAGGGCAGAGGAAACGCGCGGGGTCACTTTTGCGGTGAGGTCGTCGCCGTCCAGCTTATTCTCGACGTAGACCACAACACGCATGGCTTTAAGCGCTGCGGTTACTTTGTCGTCCAGCATTTGCTCCAGCTGCGCGTAGAACGGGGCCAGAGGGAGGATCGCCTCCGCGCCAGCCTCGCCGCCTACCATGAGGCGGGAGCCGTTGACGCCAAAGGCGGTGGGGTTCTTCATAATGCCGCCCGTGGCGTACCAGTCGATACTAAAGGACGGCACACTGGGCGGGTTGAGGGAAAAGTTACCGCTTACGCGCGGGTGCGGCATTGCCAGGTGCGGGAGGCTCCACGAAAAATTGAAAAAGCCCTTGATCTGGTTTATTGCGTTGCTTACCGCGTCGCGGGCGGAGTTCATCCGGCTGCGGATCGTGTCCAGGATATTGCCAAAGCGGCCCCCGGTCATGCTGTTTATAGCGTCGTAGGCGCTCTGGTAGTTCTGGCGGATCGCCGTCATGTAGGCCGCTACCACGCCGCGCACGCCGCCGCCGTGGCTGCTGTACGCTTGCTGGATCGCTGCCAGGCGTTGCTGGGTGTTGCTCTGCATATTTTGCAGGGCGGTTGCCATTGTCTGCTTGACGCTCTCCAGTTTCTGCTGGGTATCAGCGCGCACGCTCTGGAGCTTGTTTCCCACAGTCTGCTGGATGTTCTGCCAGGTTTCCGTGGTTTTCTGTTTGGCCTCGTTCCATTTCGTGCTGATCGTCTGGCCGATTTCCTGCATTTTTGTGGTGCAGTTTTCTTTGAGGTCGGCCAGGTGCTGTTTTGCGGTTGTGATTGCGTCGCCCACACCCTGGGCAAAATTTGAAAATACTTCTTTCGCCTTGCCTATGGCCGCGTCCACGCCCGCGCGAAATTCCTCGCAGTTATTGTAGGCCAGCACCAGGCCCACGCCCAGCGCCGCCAGGGCGGCCACTACCAACAGAATAGGATTTGCAGCCATAACAGCGTTTAGTGCGCCCTGGGCCGCCGCCAGCCCGTTCTGGGCTACCGTGGCCGCGCCCGTGGCTACCGTATGCGCCGTGGTGGCTGCCGTTGCTGCAATTTTCTTGGCTGTTTCCCCGGTCAGTGCGCCAGCTGCCGCGCCTATGCCGTCGCGGATCAGCTTGTAGGCGTCAATGCCAGAGCGCACGCCCTTAACCATTGCCGTGAGGCCAGCAGTAGCAGGGGCCAGCGCGGCGACCAGTAGCCCGACGGTGACTATGTTCTGCTTTGTGTCGTCGTCGGCGTTCTGCAGCCACTGTGTCACGTCGCGCAGAATTTCGGTTACTTTCTCCAAAACCGGGGTGGCACTCTCCTGGATTGTGTCGCCCAGCTCTGCGCCCGCCAGTTTTAAGTTGTTCATGGCGATCTGCACGTTTTGGGCGTTGTCGGCCACGCCGTTGTAGGTGGTTTCCACCGTTCCCGCGCTGCTTTCGATCAAGTCCAAAAACTGGGAGTATTCAAAGCGCCCGCCCTGGATTGCGTCGGCCAGGTCTGGGCCAGCCTTAGTTCCGAAAGCCTCAATGGCTTTCGTTGTGGCGCTGGCAATATCTGGACAGGCCGCGATCTCGTCCAGCGTTTTCTGAAATTCCACACGGGCGTCTTTGCCCTCTGCGCTCCAGGTGCTGATCGCCTTTTTCATGCCAGAGAACGCAATCTCGGTGTTCACGCCGCATTTTTCCCACTGGGAGAAAATAGCGATAGAGGACGCCGTATCAAAGCCCAGCGCACGCATTGGCGCGCCGTATTTCGTTATGTAGGAAGTGAGGGTGTCAACACTGATGCCGGACGCCTGGGCGGCCACGGCCAGCTGATCCAACAGTGTGTCGTAGTCGTCCGCCTCTATGCCCGCGTCGCCCATTGCGCGCGATACCAGCTGCACCGCCTGCACAGCGTCGGTTCCCGTGATTTCCGAAAATTTCAGAAACTTAGTTGTGCAAGCCTCGGCGGCCTCGTCCGTGTAGCCGAAGCGGGTGTTTACCTCGCCCAGCGTGGAGCCTATCGTGTCAAAGTCCGCAGCAAAAGAGGACGCCACGTTTTTATAGGTCTGTTCCAGGGCTTCGGCAGCCTCTCCCGTCGCGCCCGTGGCTTTTATCACGTTGTCCGCGCCGTTGTCTACCTCGTCCCATGCAGCCACCGCAGCAGTGCCAGCGGCCACGGCAGCGCCGGACACGACGTTGGCCGCTTTCTGGGCTTTCTCCAGCTTGTCCGTTACCTTGTCAAGCCCTTTTGCAAACTCGTCCAGGGCGGCGTCTTTCAGCTTTTTGTTGGTGTCCTCCAGCGCTTTCTCCAGCTCCAGGGTTGCTTTTTGGCTGTTGTTTTCGGCTATCGTAGCCTTTTGGAGCTTGCCCTCGGTACTGCCGATCTGGCTGTCCAGCTTTTTCTGTTGGCTTTCCAGGTCTTTCACCTGTTTTGCCAGCTCCTGGGTGCTGTCGCTGTTCTCGCCCGTGGCCTTTTTTTCTGCCTCGTAGGCTGCTTTTGTGGTTTGCAGCTGCGTGGCCAGCTCCTGCTGGCGGCCTTTCTGGTCGCTCAGCACTTTGGTTAAGCGCTCCACCTCTGTGTGGTGTAGGCTGGTGATTTCTTTCTGGGCCTTGATTTTCGCGGTTAGTTCCTGTTGCTTGGCTTTCAGCTGGTCGGTGGTGCTGCCAAACAGCTTGGCCTGGGTGCTTGCCAGGCTGAACTGGCTTGCAAGCTCTTTCGTGCTGTCGCGGGCCGCTTTGAGGGCTTGCTGGTATGTGGAGCTGTTGGCCGATACCTTGACGTTTGCCCCGGCGCTCATGCTTTGCTCACCTCGCTATTTTTCGGTGTGTTCGATCTCGTAGGCGACGTACTCCAGCAGACGGCCCAGCGGTTCGCGCTGCGCGTCTGTGTAGCTTTCACGCAGAACGCGGATCGCCAGGCGTGTGACCGCCTCGACGTTCTGCTTGCAGATCAGCCAGCGGTCTGCGGTTTCGTCCACATAGCCCGCCTGGGCGTCCTGTTCCGCGTCGTAGTCGTCAAAAATTGATTTTTCTATAGGTTCCGGCGGCTCTGGCGACAAAGCCGCAAATTTTGGCAGGACGATCTGCTGCATAGTAAAATGCAGCGTTTTGGCTGCCAGCAGGAGGTCGTCCACGCTTTCGCTGTATATAACCCGCCGGGAGGTGTTGAAAAATTCGGCCAGCAGCTGCAAATTTTCGCGTACTGCCTGGCCGGAGGTTTTCGCCGCCTCGATCCGGCGCATATAGTCACAATAAAGGCGGGCTTGCAGCACCGTCACGTTTTCCGCTGTGCTGCAAGCTCCCGCGCGTTGTAGCTCAACCTCTGGGGTCAAGCCTCTTTCGTAAAATTTACCGTGATAGTCTCCACGCTCTTGTTTACGCGCTCCATCACATAAAATTCCAGCGCCGCAAACTCGGTGAGAATTTGCGACGGTTCCAGCCCGTATACAGGGGCCAGCACGTCGTCCAGGGTAAACTGATCGCCGTACACATGACAGACGGCCTGGGCCATCTGTTCAAAGTGCTTGCGGCGGTAATTCGTCGCGCTGTCCAGCGCGTCCTGTACGTCGCAATAATCCAGGTACGCCTGAGTGTCGATGTGATCCGGCAGGAAATACTGTTTCTGATTTACCACAATGCTGCGCTTTGCCATTTTTTACGCCCTCCTATGCTTTAGCCAGCCGCGCTGGCGGCGTACTCCTGTACCTTGCCGAACCACGCCTTGATCGCGGCAGCGGCCCCGGTGTCCTCTGTTGCCAGGTTGGATTCGTCCACGCGCACCTCGTAGAGGTGTACGTCTTTGCCGTCCACCTTGTCCATTTTTTCGCGCTGGTAAAACTCACCCTTTACGGTGTTGGTCTGGGCGGTCTTGCTGGCGGCCTCGGTTTCGTAGTTTTCCTCGTTGCCCTGGGCAAATCTGCCGCAGTACATCCAAACAAAATCAAACTTGCCGTTCAAGCGGCGCACGCGGTAGCCCAGGGCCACCTCCGGCGCTTCATCCTCTGCGGACTTGAGCAAAAAGCCGTTGAGGTACGCCTGGCCGAAAAAGGCGGCGCGATCCGCTGCGGCCAGGGTGTTGACTTCCAGCTCCACGTCCGTACCCTCATACGCCTGGAGCATGCCCTCCACGCCGTCGTCGCTGTACAGCTTTTCAGACGTGAATTTGTCGGAGATTTTGGCCTTGATCGCGCGGGCCATCTTTACGGGAGTGCCTGCGGTGTAGCCCTCGGTGTCGTTCTGGGTGACTTTCGCCACATATACGTCGCGGAGGCCACAATAGCGGTGGCGCACCGTGGTTTTGGGTTCGCTCATTCTTGGCTCCTTTCTTCATAAAAGAGAAAACGCAGCGGGCGGATATAGACGCCCGCCTCGATCCGGGTCTGCTGCTGGTCGGTTCCCTGGTAGGAGGCCCCGGCGTTGATTAGCAGCTGTTTGATTTCTTCCCGCAGGGCTTCTTGTTCCTCTGTGGAGAAAATCGTCACCTGTAGCCCGGCTGTCTCGATTTCCAGCGCGTCGTCGCTGTGAGCCTCCGGCGTTTCCGCCAGGGGCCAGAGGGTGACGTGGAGGCGTTTGTAGCGCTCGTCGTACCAGCCCTCTTGTACTTTGACGCCGCGCTCTGTGATAGGCTCCAGGGCCTTGTAGGCGGCTGTGATAACGTCCATTATTCAAACCTCCCCAGGCGCTTGTCCAGTTCTGCCTGGTATTCTTCTTCCGCGATTTTTTGCAGCTGCGGCTCCACGGCCTGGGCGGTAGGCTCCACAAAATCGCGGGGCGGCATTTTCAGCGTGCCCCAGTTTACAAATTTCATGTAAAAATATTCGCTGTTGTCGTCCAGCGTCCAGCCCACCTTGGCCGCGTAGCTGTCGCCGGATTTTTTCGGGTTTTCTTGCGGCACGTTGTCGGCAGCCGGGCCGCCGGAGGGCTTAGACCATGCGCTGCCCGATTTTTTGTGATCGGCTGCGCGCGGTATTCGCCGGGCCATGTCCGGCTTTGCAATATCCGCGCCGCGCTTGACTATACGCTTGTCCACAGCGGCGCGGGCGTCGTCGCCCTCTGCCGCTTCCAGGGCTGCTACCAGCTCCTTAATGGCCGCGCCGTCCAGCTGTATCTGCATGGGCCGTCCTCCTGGGTGTCAACTGTTGACACTATGCCGTAAACGACGCAGTAAAGCGGATTTTGCCGCCGTCGTTTCGGGTAAAATCGGCGGTTTTCACCTCGTACTCGTCGCCGTCCAGCTCCACGCGGTAGGCGCGGTCATGCCGGAACAGGTGGCGGCGGATCGTGTCGGCCATTTCGCAGCGGCGCAGCTCCAGGGAGAGATCGCCCCCCTGGAGCCTTTCCTGGGTCTGGTCGCGGGTCTGGGCGGTGTTGTCTCGTACATCTGCCCAGGGCGTCCAGATTAGGGTCTTTTTTTCGCTGCGGCGCGGGCCGTCGCCGTTGACGCACTCGAAAATACGCACGCGCCTATACACTGGCCGTCGCCTCCTTGTCCTCGTACATTTCCGACACCAAAAGGGAGGATGCGGCCCCACGCAGACGATCCTGTGCTGTGCCGTACTTCTCCCGGTTGTCGTAGAGGTTCTTAACCGTCATAATCGCCAGCAGCCGCTGGCGGGCGGTCATGTTGTCGGCGTCAAAGCCGGGGATCAGTTCCTCCTGGCTCTGGACGGTGGCTTCAATCAGCAGCGGCAGCAGGGCGTCGTCGTCGTCGGTGTAGTCTATGCGGGCGTAGGCTTTCGCCAGTGTCAGCAATAGGCCCTTTGTTTCATCTTTCACCGATTGCGCCCTCCTTTGACTTAGCCCGCCACAGTGACGGCGATCTGGCCCTTGATGATTGCGGCGGTGTCCACGGGCTGGACGTCGAAACGGTCACGCACCTTGACGGCCAGCTGGTCTTTGTCCCATGCGCTGCCCGCTTCCTTGGAGCTTTCAATCGTCATAAACTCACGATCAAACAGGGTCACGGCCTCGGACAGATCGCCGCAGATCAGCGGGTAGGTGTTGGTCTTTTTGCCGGTGTCCACGGTGGTTTTCAGCACCTTGTTAGAGAGGACGTGGACGGCGTACTTACCAAACAGCAGCTGGCGGGTCTTGTTGGTGGGGTCGGGCTGCATGACGTAGTTGCCGTCCTTGTCTTTGAGCTTGTCCAGCCAGTTAAAGCCGTCCTGGTTCGTCCATACGCTGCTGGACACGGCGATAGCCGGATCAAGCATGACGTTGAAAATGTCTTTCAAGCCGTCCAGGTCAGCGACGGCCACCTCTTTGCCCGTGGTGATCTTGTCCACGCACGCCAAAATCTTAGCGTTGCGGGTTGCGCGGGTCTTTTTGGCGATCCACTTCATCAGATAGGCCAGGATGTTCTCGGCGGTGTCGGCCAGCAGCTCCAGAGAACACAGCATTTTGCCGCCCTTTTTGGTGATCGTGTAGGCGATTTTCGCAAACTGCGGCGTGTCAACCTCGGTAAACTCGCCGTTCTCGTCGATTTCCGGCCAGGCGGTGGTGTCGGCCTCTTTTTCGATGACGCGGGAGCCGCTCATGGTCTTGACGGGTTCGACGTTGACGTACTGCTCCAGGTTGTCGTCGCTGCGGCGCAGCTCCTTGATCCGGGTCTGGATGTCCTGGGGAACAGTGAGGCCGCCGTCCGGGTCGCTGTTCTCTTTCATGGCATCCTGGATGATCTGGCGGTCGGTGTCGTCCATCTTGCGGCGGCTCACGGCAGCGCCCAGGGCATTGACGACGGCCTGGCCGATCCGGGCAAAGGTCAGCGGCGGCTGCTTCTCGTCGTGCAGTTCCTGCTTCTTCTTTGCCTGGGCCTTGGCGGCGGCCTCGTCCTCGTCCTCCATAGACAGCAGGAGGTTAAAGGCGCGCTGGAGGGCGTCCAGCTCTGCCTTTTTGCTCTCGGCCTCGTCCAGTTTGCCGTCTGCGATCAGCTGCCGCACCTCGTCTTTAGTGGCGTTGATTTCGGCCAGTTTCTTGCGCATTTCTTCGTTCATGGTGTACTCCTTTGCTTTGTTTTTTAGGTTCCGTAGAGGTAAAGATCGGCCAGCAGGGCCTGTGCGCGGCTCTGCTGTGCCTGGGCGGCTTTCGCCGCGTCGGCTGTGTTGTTTTCCGCCCGCTTGGCGGTGGCGCTTTCTGCGGCCTCCTGGGCCTGTCTGGTGGCGTCTGCTTTTTCCAGCAGTGCGGGCGGCGTGGCCTTATAGCGTGCGTAGGATGCAGAGGCCGCCGGGGCGGCTGCTGCCGTTTCGTCCACGATCACGTCGAAATACTGGCCGATGTTAGAGCCGTCCAGCCAGGTTTCCGCGCGCATGGCCTCGCGCAGCTGGTCGCGGGTCACGCCCTCCGCTGCGTGAGCTGTGTAAATATCCGCGTAGTGGTCGCTCACCTTGTCCAGCCTGGCCGCAGCCTCGCGCAGCTCTGCGGCGTTGCCCGCCGTCCAGGCCCAGGGGTCGTGGATCATAACCTCCGCGCCCGCTGCAAGGTGGATTTCGTCGCACGCCATAAGCGGCATGGTTGCCGCGCTGGCGGCGATTGCGTCAACGTAGGCCACCTTGCGGCCCTGCCAGCGGGACAAAATGTTGTGCATTGCCACGCCCGCGTAGGCGTCGCCGCCGGGGCTGTTGAAATACAGGTTGATCTGTTGGCCCTGGGCGAGCGACGCCAAAAAGTCCGCGATCTGCTGCGGCGCGCGATCCTCCGGCCAGCTCTCGGTGGCTACAATGTCGCCGTAAAAGGTCATTGTGGCCGGGCCGTCTGCCTGGTTTTCCATGTCCAGGTAGCCGTAATTTTTCAGCTTTCCGTCCCTGTCGCGGGCGGCAAAGTCAAATCTAGGCATTTTCTGTGCCTCCTTTCTCGGTTTTATCGACGCCGTACTGTGCGCCCATCTGTTCCAGAGCGATCATGCCGCCGTTCGCCATCAGCTTATCGCCTCCAGGCGCGGCGCGCTTATCCACATAGCGCCGGGCCTCATTGGGGGAGTAGATCGACCCCTCGACGGCGGTTTTCAAGATTTCCATTTGCGTCTTGCTGTCGGTGCGCAGCAGGGCTTTTTCGTTGAACTTTACGCGGCGGCGATCCGCCGGGCCGTCCAGCAGTTTATAGGCCATTTCTTCCTCGTACTGCTTGATCGTGTACTGCATGGTTTCGACCTGGAAAGCGATTGTCTGCTGTTCACTGTTGGCATAGCTGCCGCGCTCGTAGTCGTTCAGCTGGTTTGGCTTAATGCCAAAGGCGGCGGCCAGTTGCAGCGCGCCGTACTTTTTCAGCTCCAGATACTGGGCGTCGGTCAGCTTTATGTCCATAGGCGTGAGCTTAAAGCCCAGCGGGACAGGCAGGATGCGGCCAGCGTTTGCCGGGCCGTTTCCCATTTTCTCGAAAGATTCCCGCAGCTTTTTCTGTCCTTTTTCGGACAGATCGCCCGTATACTCCAGGACGGCGCGGGCGGTCAGCCCGTTCTCGTACAAATCGTTGAGAAAATCCTGGGATGCTTGCTGTCCCTGGACGGTAGAGGCCAGGATCGCCTGGACGCTTTCGCCCGCCAGGCCGTTAAAGGTGTGGGAGGTCTTAAAGTGCAGCACGTCGTCGGAGCTGAAAACGTATTGCTGCCCGGTGTACTGGTCGGAGTAGACGTACCAGAGGCGGCCAGCTCCAGCAAATACGCCCGCGTCGTCGATTACGACGCGCACGCAGCTGGACGGCATGATCCATAGGTCTTGCAGCTCAATCTGTCCGCCGTATTTCTGGCGCAGGAATTTACGCCGGATATACACATAAGCGTTGCCGTAGTGGTTGCGGTTGTTTTCTACCGCCGTCCAGAACGTGGTCGGCGTCATAAGTGGATTGGGCCGCACGTCCAGGAGGTAGGCCAGCCTGTCGTCGGCGGGGTTCACCTCCAGCGGGCCGCCGTCGTCGTAGGTGTAGACCTTGATCGGCATTTTTGCCATAGTTTCAGACAGCAGTTTGAGACAGGTAAAATACGTTACATTCTCTACGGCTTTCGGCTTGTTTCTGCCCAGGCCCAGCCATTGCAAAAACTTTGTGCTGCCCAGGTGTTCCCAGCCGTTGCTTGCCGCCCTGGGTGCGGGCTGCACGTCCTTGGCCGTGGCCGTGATCGTCTCCGACTGTTCCTCCGGCGCAGCAGCCACGGCGGGCAGCTGCGGAGGTTCTGGGCTAGGCGGTGCAGCCCTGGAAAAATACCCCGTCATGCTTTTAATAAGCCATTGAAAAAAGTTCATTTTGTCGTCCCCGTTTTTGCTATGTGTTCGTTGTACATTTCCAACCACGCCTCCAGTGCCTCGTCGCCCGTTATGGTGTCGTTGCCGCACATTGCCACTTTCCAGGCGTCGATTATGGCGTCCACCGGGTCTATGCGCTCGGTCTGCATTTCCTTGTCGATCTTTGTCTCGCCGTAGTTGTTCGCTATGGTCTTGGCGTTTGCAATGCTCCAGGTCAGCAGTTCCTCGTCGCGGTTATACTCCACATTCCCGGCGTAGATTTCTAGACGAAAATCTTCCGTTGCGTCGGACAAACTGCGGGCGCTCTGGATAATATCCAGGCACGGCCAGCCCTGGGCCTCCAGATCGGACAGAAACGCGCTGGCGTTGTGCGGGTCGTAGCACACCATGCTGATTTTTAGGCCGTAGAGGTCTACCAGTACGGATAGGTAGGTTAAAATATATTTATAGTCGGTTTTTATGCCGCCCATTGTGTGAGTTACTGTTACCAGGCCGTCCTCCACCCATTTGTCGTAGGGCGCGTTGTCGCTCTGGACGTGCTGCTGGAGGCGCTGCGCCGGGATAAAGCTGTGGCTATGGATAAAATACTTGCGCACCCCGTCCACCAGATAGGGGATCAGAATAACGACGGTTGTTAAGTCGCCGCCGCTGGACAGGTCAAGCCCTACAAAACAGCGGCTGCCCTTAAAGTCGGCCAGGGTTCTGTCGCTGCGGCACGCGCGCCACTTCTCCATGTCCTGGATGTAGACGCGATTCGACCATTGCACCCATCTGTTTAACTGCTTTACCAGAAAATCGCGCAAATCCTCGCCGCCCATCTGGCGGGCTGCGTCGGCTATCGGGATCAGATTCTCCAGCGCGTCCTGGTCGTAGGCTAGGGCGGGGTTTGCTTTCAGCCAGTTTTGCGGCGTCCAGAGGTCGTCCTTTTCGTCCATTTCTGCGATATAACAGAATTGTGTGTCAATGGACGCCCCACCGCGCAAAATGGCTTTGCAATGCTCATACAGGGCAAAACAGGGCGATTTTTGGTCGAAACCAGCCGTGGTGATTACCGAAATAAGCGCAGATTTTAATTTTTTTATGCCGCCCTCCAGTAGTTTGTACATCTGGTTTGTGCGGTGTGCGTGGTATTCGTCCACGATCCCCAAATAGGGGCGGTGGCCGTCCAGGCTCTTTGTATCGCCGGAAATTGCTTTGATTGTTCCGTGCGTGAGCAAGCAATCTATAGTGTGGTTGTGCTCGTGAATTTTGAAAAGTTCGTTTAGGTCGTCGTCGCTGCGGATGAACTTTGCGACTTCTTCAAATACGATATTGGCCTGGTCTTGTTTTGTGGCCGTACAGTAGATGTGTGGGCACTGGTACGCCGTGAAATTGCCATAATAAGCGGCCAGTATGCCGTTTAGAAAGCTCTTGCCGTTCTGGCGGCCCAGCTGTACATAGGAGGTTCTAAAGCGTCTGTGACCCTTTCCTTTGATCTGCCAGCCGTTGAGGCTGCCCAGGATAAAGCACTGGAATGGGTAGAGGTGGACGCGCTGCTGTTCCTCGCCCTCTGCTATTGTGAGGGTTTCCGCAAACTCCAGTATGTCGTTTGCGGCTTCCACGTCGAAATAATAGCGGAACGGGGCCAGCTTGGCGCGCTCCAGATCGTCCAGGTGACGCTGGCAAGCCATCCGCACAAGCTCCCCGGCCACGATCCGGCCCGCCAAAACGTCCAGGGCATACTGTGTTGTGCGGTCTTTTACGGCCTTTTTCATTCCTCCGGGGTCTTTTCCTTTCGGAATTTTTCAAACTTGTTTGTTTTGGCGGCCTCCTTGGCGGCGGGGGCCACGATCCGGCAGCGCTGGGCGACGGACAGGCCAAAGTCCGCAGCGCCTTGTCTGCACTGCTTCCAGGCTCTGTCCTGCTGGATCAACAGGTCGTTCCGTTCCTGGTTCACTATCAGCGCCTCATCCCATATAAACCCGTCTATGATCTCGTCCGGGTTGTCTGCCGGGGTCGGCTTTCGTGGGATTCTCCGCTTGTAGGTGATTGGCTGCTTGTCCAGTTCCTCGGTGATCTGCACATACTGCTGCTCGGCCACGACCAGGCGGCCCAGAGCCTCGCAATCCACGTTTGCGAAAATGCCCATTTTCAGCAGTTCTGCAGCCAGGGTGTTGAACCGCTTCTTCTGGTCTGGTTTCAGCCATGACGGCGGCGCGATATTGTCCGCCGCTGCGATCAGTTCCCGGTTTTCTCGGTCTTTGATTTCGGCCTTTGTTAGATGCTTCTTGCCTTTCGCCACCACAAGGGCCGTCGGTTGTCGTTTTCCGGCCATGTGTGGGGCCTCCTTTTTGTGTTTTTGTTGCATGGACGCCCGCAAAAGCGCCCTTGGGGGAGTTTTTGGTGGGGAGTTTTCTCCAAAGTCTAGGGAGGGGCGACTAATCCGGCCCGCTCCAAAACTTTTTCATAGCCCCCCTCGCTCTCAAAGTAGCGCTTTCGCAGCTCCAGCAGCTTGCGCTGTGTCGCCCTCATGCTGGCGGGGCTGCGCTTGTATGCAGCCGTGATCGCTGTATGTGAGGCGTGGGCCAAAGGAAACAGGTTGAAGGGATCAAGGCGGCGATCCCAGGCTGTGTCCAGTTCTTCGACGTGGTGGACTTCGTCAGCGGCCAACAGCTTGTCGCACTCGTAAAACGCCCATATATCTATCCCGTCGTATATAGATATAATTACAGGGCGGATTGTCCGCCATTCCCTGGACACATAAAAGGCTGCGGCTTCTTTGCTGCGACACTGGGCATTATATGCCGTGTGGCGGCTCTGGTGCAGCTGTTCGCACCGCGCGCAGCGCTGGCGGTCTGCTGGTATGATAGCGCCACAACGGCAGTATTTTAGCAGCATGATCCGCGCCTCCTGGTTCCTCTGGCCCCCGCCTCACATATAGGCCAGGGCGTTATGGCTCACCCTGGCCGCTGTTATAGGAGGGCGCACAAACAACAAAGCGCCGGGCATTTCTGCCCGGCGTTCCTGCTTGTCCACGCTATCAGCTTACCACGGATGGGCCACCAGTAAAACCCCAGGTTTTCCCCAAACTTTCCCGCGTAGGCGCTTTTGGACTATCTGTGATAGACCCAAAGCGTCGCCTTTTTGGTTCTATGGGTATCCGCCGGGGCTGGTGTAGTTCTGGGTTTTGTGGTGCTTTTTGTGGTGTGTCGGTTATTTCCTGGGCGGGTGCAGGTGCTCCTGTTCCGCTTCATCGTGCCACGCCTCCAGCTCCTGGGCTGTGAGTTTCTGCTGTGCAGCTTCGACGCGCTGCTGGAGGGTGTGCCATTTCTCGACGCATTGCTGGCCGATGTGGACGGGCACAAGGGCGTACAAGATTGCGCCCGTGTCGGTGATTGCCTGGGCTTTCAGCCTGGCGTTTGTCCCGGCTGTTTCTTCGATTGCCTGGTAGGCGGCCACGACGGCCACGGCCTGGGTCATTCTGTCCGGGTCTTTGCTGCGGTGTAAATCCTTTTTGTGGTAGGCTTTCATGTGATCCTCCTTTCCCAGCGGCGGAGGCCGTCCACTCCAAACAGGAGGACGGCCAGGCGTTCGTTTAATTGTTTGCACCAGCGGGCCGGGCTGTTCTTCCCGGCGTTGAGCTTTTCGGCCACTTCCTCGGCTGTCAAGCCCTCCATGTAGCGGGCGCGGTAGGCGTCGAACATATAGGCGCGGCCCTTTTGGCGGGTTTCTTTTTCCAGTTCGTCCAGGGCGGCGTCCAGGTGGGCCAGCATAACAGCGGTGCGGGCCTTATTCTTGCGGATGGAGCGGAGCCACGCCTCGCCCTGGATTTCTGCGCCTTGGAGCCTGGCAGCGTCGGCGCTGTCTACGGCGCGGCCCTCGTAGCCTTTTAGGGCGCGGTAGTTCTCCATAAGTAGCGCGGTATTGTGGAGCGCTTGCTGTTGATCCTGTCGGCGCGCCTCTTTTATTGCCTTTTTCACGGCCTCCGCGATCACTGCCTCCAGGGCTGCCTGTTCCGCCGGGGCGTTGCCCGTTGCAATGGCTTTTATAGCTTTCTCTGTGTATGTCTCCATGCTCTGCCCTTTCAGCCGCTGGCGGCTCCTTATTTTGCGATTCTTGCCCGGCGTTCTTCCAGCAGTTTATCCACGCGGGCCTGGCCCTGTGCTGCGTATGTTTCGGCTATTTCAAAGCACACATAGC